TTATTTGTTAAAAAGCTGATTACTTTTTCCATTTATTTTCCTTTCCGCTGTGCAAGGCACATACGTTTGATTTACAGCGTTACTTATTATATTGTATACTAAATCGCCGCAAATTTCAAGACTTATTTCATTATCGGCAGTATTTCGGGCTTTTTTCATCATTGCAGAGCCTGTAATTAAATAAAAAGGAGCATCATTTATGCCCCTTTCGCCTTATTCGGTTATTATCGCCTTTTCCGGTACAACAGCGGTTCTCCTTACAAGAGGCTCGCCACGGACAACGATATTCTTTTCATCGTCGAAGCCGAATTTCTTATACATACGGCTTATCCCGTCCGACATCAGATGTTCCTGTCTGAAAGTTACGGCTGACAGTTCCTCCCCGACCTCAAACTGCGCCATAGCCGTAACCATAAGTCTTGACGCTATACCAATACGCCTGTAGTCAGGCGACACGGCGATATGATCTATCATTTTGTTCTTCTTCGAAAACATAATAAAGCCTGCGATATTGTTTTTGTGCGCTATAACAAATATCTCGCCGCTTGACATTCTTTTCTTTATAAGCCTTGCCATTCTTTCGGCATTGTAGTCAGCAAAATTCTCACTGCAAAGCTCAGCCAGAGCCGTTATTTTCTCCGCTTCCTCAGCAGTAGGAGTGCGTGGCAGGGTAAGTGAAACATAATCAAGGTCAAGCCCGAACAGAAGTGCGGTCGTTTTCATACTTTCCGTATCTGTTCCGGCAAGCCGTGATTCCTTATCACGCAAAAAAAGATTGCCTATCCCGTATGTCATTATTATAGCCAGCTCTTCCGTGCTTATCAGTGGCTTTGCACCGTATCCTATCAGCACTTCAATAATCTGCTTTATGTACGGGACGGATATTTCAAGCGAGCGGTCACGAATATCTCTCAGCGTGCTTTCGTGCATTTTCCCTACAAATTCATTGCGGAAGCGTTCAGCTTCATCCGCAAACAATCCGAATATATCAATAAAAGAAGTATACGGCGACCTTACGGCTTTTTCCGTCATTCCGATTATCTTGATTCTATAATCCATGAACAGAGATTCTATAAACGCACTGTATATATCATCCTTTGATTTGAAATAGTAATAGAACAGACCGACCTCAGCGCCTGCCTCATTCATTATTTTCCTTATTGAAGTGCCCTCGAATCCGTCTGTCATAAAACAGTTTGCCGCCGCACTGAGTATTTTGCTTTTTTTAGCGTTATCCTTTACAGCCTTTTTCTGCAAGTCAACACCTCCCGCCAAATATTACCTATTAAATTATAACACTGCATTTAGCAAAAAGCAACAGGAATATGTACAAACAATGTAAGAATATTTTGTTGCGAGGTGATATTATGGAAATAACCGAAGCAGAGATAGAAATAATTACAAGGCAGATTGTTAAAATCATCATAAATCATCAACGTGACGCATCAGCTGTCATTCCTGAGGATGCAGACGATGAATAAGCTCAGAGCCGCAGCCTATTGCCGTGTTTCGACCGACCGTGCCGAGCAATCCGGCTCACTTGCTTCACAGCGGTCGTTCTTTGATGATTATATCAGAAATTCCGACTCTATGACTTTGGTCGGAGTGTTCTATGACGAGGGTACAAGCGGCACGACAACGCTCAACCGTTACGGCTTCAATAAAATGATATCCCTTGCCGTGTCCGGCGGTATAGATATTATCCTCACAAAAGAGGTCAGCCGCTTTGCCAGAAACACTGTAGATACCCTTAACATCACCCGTATGCTTAGGGCGAAGGGCGTAGGTATTATCTTTATAAACGATAATATAGACACCCGTGACAGCGACGGCGAGCTTAGACTTTCTATAATGGCAACGATAGCGCAGGAGGAGAGCCGCAAAATCTCCGAGCGTGTAAAATGGGGACAGCAAAGGAAAATGGAACAGGGCGTAGTGTTCGGCAGAAGCTGTCTCGGATATGACGTAAAAGACGGCAAAATCACTGTCAATGCGGATTCGGCAGAAATAGTAAAGCGTATTTTCACAGAGTATACCGTGCTTTTAAAGGGCGCAGAAAGCATAGCGGACGGATTGAATGCCGAACAGATAAGAACCGTCAACGGCGGAAGGTGGAGCGGTGCGTTTATCCGTAAGGTACTGCGGAATGTAAAATATGTCGGCGACCTTGAGCAGAAAAAGACCTGCACTCCGGATTTTCTCACGCACAAGAAAAGGCTCAACAGATCGGAGCATATCTATATAAGAAATCATCACGAACCGATAATAAGCCGTGAGCTGTGGGAGCAGACCCAAGCCGAGATAAGCCGGAGAAAGCCTACGGACACAAGCCGCCACAGCGACCGATACGTCTTCAGCGGAAAGGTATATTGCGGTGTATGCGGCAGTGTGATGGTATCCCGTGTAAAAACGCTGAAAAACGGCAAGATATACCACGCCCTGCGTTGCTCGGGGAGAATCGGCGGGAAGTCCTGCAACAACGAAACGCTTAACGTGACCGCCTTAAAAGCCTGCGTTAAGCGTATTTTCACCGATATACCCATCGACAAAACAGCCGTCATAAACGCAGTAATAAAGGGCTTATCCCGAACAGACAAGCCAGACATCCCTGCACTGCGCAGAAAGATCGAAACGCTCAACGCCAAAAAACGCCGTGCGGTTGATCTTATGCTGGACGGATTGATAACACAGCAGGAGCTTATCGAGCAGAAATCGTACTATGACAGTATTATAGAAAAGTTGTCGCAGGAAATTTCAAGCGACAGATCCGTTTTCGAAACGGATAAAATCAGAAAAAACGCAGAAAGGTTTTTTGATTTCACAAGCGATCCGATATGGCTCTTGGTCATAAGAGCCGATTATATCCACGGCACTCTTACAGTGTATCTTAAGGGTATAGAAAAAGGCTTTACTACCTGCTTTACCGCAACAGGCAGAGGGGACAGCTACCGTGTCATCACGGGAAATACAGTGAGGTCGCAAGGGATCATTCCGGGAACGATGCAGGTACCGAAGAATTGGTTCCATCATGATGTCAATGATAAATTGATAAAGAAAAGCGCACCTGATATTTTTCAGGTGCACTTCGTTCTTATTTGCCGGTTGTTCTGCTCTTTGTGCGTGGCGGGTCATTCGGCACCCACTCTATAATTTCAGACGGTTGGCAATGTAACGCCTCGCATATCAAGTCAAGATGCTCAAGGCTGATGCGCTCGGCAATGCCATGATAATACTCGTTGATAGTATTCGGTCTGATACCGGTAGCCCTTGCAAGATCCGCCTGTGACCACTTAGCCTCGCCGAGCTTCGTAGACAGTAAAAATCTTATCATATGTAGTTCCTCCTTTCTATAATTCTACATAATTTATGGGTCAGTGAACTACATCAGATAGATAATAACGGTATTCGATATTATTTTTTTTGCGGCAAACGGCAAATTTCGTGAAAACAAACAAATCAAAGCTGATTTTATTGTGCAAGTATACAAATTCAATTTTGCATTACACGAAACGCTTGACATTACACGAAACGTATGCTATAATATAGGCACAGGGTTAAGAAAGAACCTCGAAAAATAAAACAAGCTCGATTGAGTGAGAAAGGAAAAAAAGATTATGAAAGACAACATAGTAAAAGTTTACAGAGCAGTGCTTACGGTAAAGTTATCAGAAGACGATAAAAGAGGTCTTGACTACAGAAGAAGCCCGGAGAAGGCACTGTACGAAATGCGTGACACTTTCAATGAACTGTGTGACGATATGCCAAAAAAGACCAGTGCTTCCGATTTTGCTGAGATGTTTAACAAAGAAATCGAAAGACAAATTGCCGAATTTGTCGAGTGCAAAAATACCGACATAACACTTCTTATCCACGATATTGTCGAGGAAGTACCCGATGTCATCAGCAAAGCAGATTTAGCAAAAGCGTATGAACACGGCAATTTTGATACAGAAATTGCTCTTTCTGATGATATAGACGCTGAAATACTTAGTGCCACTATTCACTACGAAGGTATGATTTCTCGTGATATGATGCGAGATTTCGACGGTATTTACGACACTTTCAAGGGTGCGGATTATTTATACGATGACGGGGATAGCTCCTTTGTGACGGTCTTCACACTCATACAGTATGAAGACGGCACGGTAGAAAACTTCTTTATTCCGGGATATTACAACGATTTAACAAAGCGTTAAGCAAAAAAACACCGACCGGGAGCGGTATTCCTCCCGGAGAAAGTTGAGGGCAAGACCATGTACAAAGTTATCAAAGGTGCAAGATACAACACAGAAACAGCAAAATGTTTAGCTTCGTGGAGCGCACCGTGTGCGGTCAGCGACTTTAAGTATTACGAGGAAACTCTTTATCGTACTAAGGCAGGAAATTATTTTCTGCACGGAGAAGGACACGGCGCTTCTCCGTATCGCAAGCGTGAGCCAGACGGCTGGACGCACGGAGAAAAAATCATACCGATGACTTATGAGCAGGCGCAAGCCTGGGCAGAAGAGCACCTAGACGGTGACGAGTATGAGAACATCTTCGGAGACGCAGACATCGGCGCTGACGCTACTCTCACGGTGTCAGCAGGTGCTATGCGAAAGCTCCAACAAATGCAAAGTCAGAGTGGGAAAACGTTAAAAGCCATTGTAGACGAGCTCTTAGGGGTGCAGTCATGAAGAAAAAACACTCAAAAGAGCCACTGCCGCTAGCTTTTCTTAAAAAGTTTTCGGAAAAGTATGCTTGGATATGGAAGCCACTTGATGAGTGCTGTGCTTCTAAAGGTCAAGATCTTCCTGACTGGAACAACGCTTGCGAGCTTCCTATAGCGGCAACCGCAAGCATAGCTTCGGCAATTTTCCCGGTAGACCCTGACTTTCCGGCTACAGCCGCTTGCTTATATGCTTGGAGAAAGCATAAGGAGATGTACACTTTCGACAGGGATCTTGCTGATATGCTTATGGAGCAGGCTGACAAGGATCTTGAAGTACCGATAGATATACTACTCACTCTACCTTATCCTTGCTTATGGATACAGTATGAGAAAAGCAAAGGCGTTTTCGTGTGGATAGAGCACGATATGAACACTTTCGAGCTTGAGCTACGCATACTTGAAGTGGACGAAAGCGGAGTGATAGACAACATACCGGTGCATCTCATCAGCGGAGGTACAATCCTTGACGGCATAAACGCATCCCTTGATGTAAGCGAAAAAGAACTTAAGAGCAAGGAATTTTCTGTGTTAAAAAGCACGATAGCTTCCGTACAGAGTAAGAAAGTGTCAAAATATATGCAGCTTATACTTTATATCTGCGCAGAAAACAAAGACGAGCAAGAAAATGCCGAGCAAAAAGCAATCTATAAGCCGTCGCAAGTGCCTAAAGATGCTTTTAGAGAGCTTCGCAAGTGGGACGTCGGTTTTCGAGTAGGAAACACTATCAGAAAGTACAAGTCAGAGCATAAAGAAGATATACTTCATACTGAGCGTACAGGAAGTCACGCTTCAAAACGCCCACACACACGGAGAGGACACTATCATCATTACTGGATTGGTAGTGATAGGGACAATAGCCGAAAAATTATTTTAAAGTGGGTTGCGCCGATGTTTATTGGCGGCTCGGATGATGACATTATCCCTACAGAACATAAAGCAAAATAATTAAAGCCCCGATTTTAAACAAATCGGGGCTGATTTTACTCATTACTTTTTTAAATTATAATGATAATGCTCTTCGAGCGAATACCTACACTGATTCAATCGGAGAGCATTATCGTTTTCATGTTTTGGGTAAATCTTCATAAACTTTTTCTATACCAAGTTTAAGCACTTCTGTAATTGTCATGCCGGATAAAGCGCAGCATTCGTCAAGCTTGTCTTTTTCGCTGTCAGACAAGCGCAATCGTGCCACATGAACCTTTGGTGCATCTGTAGGTCTACCCATTTTTTTCTGCCTTTTTTCGATATTTACCACGCCCTTTATTGACATACGGAGCAAAACGTGATAATATAAACATAAGATAGGCGGTGGCAGAACCGCCAGTCTTAGTTTTCCGATGTAGGAGCTTTGCTTACTTGAGCAGAGCTTCTATTTTTTTAAGTGCATCGTCTTTGTCTTTACTGTCTTTGATTATCTGGATTATCGCTTTTATCATAAGTCTTACGGTATCGTTCATTTCGTCCATATTAACCTCCTTTCTCGTTCTGCCCCGTTATTAGTGGCTTTCTATTTCCACTGTCATTATTATAACATTTGTAGCTACAAATGTCAAGCGTTTTTTGAAAAATTTTTTAATTTTTTTATAAAAAAGAAAAAAGCCCCGACGAAAATAAAAATATATCTTCGTCGGGGCTTAAAATTACTTTTTAAGGTATTTTACATTTATAGGCGACTGTATATCAAAGACGCCTGTAGTATCCTTACCGAGCACTGCTCTGTCGCCGACTACTTCGGTGACTATCCAAGTCTTTTCGAGTAGCCAGTCCTTTAACAGTGCTGTTCCGCCATACCACGTCGCACCGTCTTTTATCTGCACACGATCACCCTTGCGGATTTCTGCTGTAGGCTTGTCGGCAGTCTTACCGCCTATATCATCAACTTTTACCCAGCCTGTCACCGCACTACAGCCTTTCGGCGTGGTGATGCGAATCCTGCCGTTTACCGTATCATCTGCGGTATGTATGTAGTATGTGCCTGTCAGATGATTTGCGGGCTGTGATGTGGTTGACGAGCCATACAGTGCGGTATTTGACAGCTGTACCACGTCACCTGCCTTGTATGTCTTTACAATAGGCGTAGTATCAGGCTTAACAGGTTCTGACGGCTTTGCGGGGGTATCTGTGCCGCTGTGCGTCTTGTACCAGTAGTCAGTCTTTGCAGGATAGGCAATAAAGCATATATCAGAGTCGACGTCTTTGCCGCCGATGTTTTCAACGCCCCACTGCCATATCAGCTGGCCAAAATCAAATTGACTAGGTATTTCGGGATCATGCGTCCAGTTTGCAAGCCATATATCTATACCATCCAGACGGTCACTGTCGTAATAGTTGAGCATCCACGACGGATTAGCATATATACCCGACGGCAGACCGATAGCAGTCATTTCAGCACAGAATTTGAGTGCCATATCTGTACGCTGTGCGGTTGTTAAATTGTCTATCTGCTTCTGCTCCTCCATGTCAAAGAACACAGGATATGACGGCTTTAAGCCTTTTACAGATTTTTTGCAAGCGGCAAGTTCCGCCTTAAAAGCATCGTCAGATGTTGCTTCAAAGTACCAGTACAGTCCATAAGGCATGTTGCGCTTCTGGCACTCGGACAGATTGCGTCTGAAATATGTATCCTCATCCGTGCGTATGCCGGCACGGATAATAACAAATTTCACGCCTGCCTTAACAGCAGCATCAAAGTCAAACTGTTCCTGCGCTCTGCTGACGTCAATTCCCTTAACTTTTAACATATTATTCGTCCTCACTTTCGTCTTTTTCAGTGCTGTCACTCTTGAGCTTCAGCTGTTTTAACACTTCCAGCATTTTCTTTGGTATTGGTATGCCTAACCCTGCGGCGTTCTCCACGAGCGATATGCCTTCGTTTGCGACAAAGAACATCATAACCGCCGACTGTAGTACGGGAGTCGAGTTAAGCACATAAGCGTCTAAAACGTGTGCAACGCCGACGAGCATTAAAATCAGGATTTTTTTGACGATACCCTTGAACCCGATTTCGCTCGATACATCTTTTCTGACTACCGCACACGCAACACCCGATATGTAGTCAAGCACCATGCACACGATTAAAGCGGCAAGCAGGGGAGTAAAGTCGCCCCATATCCAGCCTATCACGCCACCGATTGCGGCTACTACTCCGCCAAAAATAGCATTTATCTTTTCCATTGCTTTTCCTTTCCGCTGATCACTCAGCTGTTATATTTGCAAGCTCCTGCCGGAGCTGTGCTACCTGTTCTTCGATTTCCGTCAATTTTTGTCTGTCTGTTTCTGTCGCTGTACCCGCCGCAATGGCTCTTAACGGTCTTACTGCCTGTAAATCCAGGTGGTCAAGCTCAGCAAGTATCACACTGTGCCTGTCCTCTATTGGAACTACCTGTATGCCGTCAATGTCGCCAAAGTCATTAGTTGGCGATATCAGTCTGACCTTTGGATACCGCATTATTTCATCTGCAAGTCGAGTATCATCACCTATAATCATAGCTCCGTCAGGGATTGTTGTTTCATCTTCCCCGCAAAGCCAGCTTCCGTCTTCAAAAATAATCATGTTTGCCTCCTATTATTAATCAAATAGCAGTATTTTGTATCCCCAACCGCCATTTCCTGCGAATGTAATTTTTCCGTCTGTTGTTAATGAATATACGATAGCAATGTCTGTTGAACCATATATCGCTTTATGAGCAACTGCCGTTGCCGGAGTAGTGTCAGTTATCACAAATGGGTAAGAAAAACTTTCGAAAGCACCGCTAGTTGTATTCGATACCTTATAAAACTCGATATATGCCTGTTTTCTGGATGAAATATCTATTGCAGTTTGTAAAGCAGACCCCTGTTTAATCACTACAGTATTTACCGTGTTCGGCGGTACAACCCACGCTCCGTCACATCGTAAATAGCGATTTGACGCACCTTTTGCAGGTGCAGGAGCGTACCCCGCTGTTCCTGCGGCACTTGTTGATGAACCAACCAACGCTTTCCATGTATCAGTAAACACGGCCGATGCAGGTACGGACTTTGCGAGGGTGTATGTGGTCGCCTTGGGGACGCCATCCTTGATATATACCGGCTGTGTAGCACTTCCTGCATCGGTATTGATTTTGTCAGCACTCGTCGCCGCACCGCCTACCGATGAACTGCCAGCATAACTGTGAGTATGTCCACTTGAAGCTTTACTGTCCACAAGTGCTTTAAGCGCTTTGCCCTGTGCAGCTGATAAGCTATCTGTTGCACTGTCAGATGTCAGGTTGTTCTGTATTCCTCGCCATGTGTTAGTGTAGTTGCGTTCTACCCACGCACTCCATGTCCCGCTTGTGCACCATCTGCTGTACTCTTTTTTCGTTGTGACTGAAACAAAGACCTGCTCGGTAATAAAGTCCGCACTTGAAGCCCATCTTATGTTTTTTGCTATCATAAGGAACATTCCTGCCTGCGGTGCATTTGTAATGTTCGCCGATCCGCCTGACGTCTTTTCAACGTAGTGCTTGATCTGTCCGGGTGCATCGCTTAAATTCAGTGTGTTAAGGTCAATCGTTTTTCCCGTAATGTCAATCGCTTCAAGCGCAGAGTGGTAATGGGAGTCCTTTACGATTGACATTGTGCCATCGCTGTTTACTATTACAGACGGACCTGTTTTTACGCCACCGAGGGTTTCACTTGCAACGGGAAGCTTGTATTTATCAGCTCCGGCTTCTATGCCGTCAAGCTTTGATTTGTCAGAAGCGGAAAGCAATCCGGCTGATGTAGTTGTTGCAACACTATACTTAGTGTCAGGCGGTACCGCCCATGTGCCGTTTTCACAAAGATACTTTGATGTTCCTGCTGTCGTGGACGGTGCAGGAACAAGCCCTGCTTTTGCCCCTGTTCCCGATTTTGCAAACGGCGAATACTGCGTATCCGTAAATTTTGCATTTGCCGGAACATCAGATGCTACAGTATGACCGTTTACAGTAGCAGAGTTACCACCGTTTGCAGGCAGGCTTGCAGGGAAATCGGTTATCTGCGACTTTGTATGCGTGTGGCCACTCGCCGCCGCTCCTATATCTGCCGCCGTATGCGTGTGATTGCTCGCAGCGAAATCGCTTGCGTGCTTGCCGTCTACCGTATCTGCATCACCGGACTTTATTTGTTCCCAGCTGTCCCACACTCCGTTACTCAGCGACCTGATGTACTGTGTCTTGTCACGTCTGCCCGATGTTGCTATCTGTGTTATATAATTTGCACTATGTGCAAACACTTGAACATAGCAATCATTATTAGAGTTGTTTCCGTTAGGTGCGTTTTGCGTCGGTTGATCGCTAGTTCCGAGTAACTCATAAATACCGTTTGTCATCAACGAGTTATAATCTCCACCCAAAACAACCCCTTTTTGTGCGGGGTAAAATTCGTTTGCGTGTTTACCGTCCACAGTGTCGGCGTTACCGCCATCAGCCGGTAGGGCTGATGGCATATCTGATATATCAGCTGTCTTATGCTTATGTGCCTTGTCTGATTTTCCGTTAAGCGCATTCTGTGTTGCCGAAGATATAGGCTTATTCACGTCTGATGTATTATCCGCATTGGCAAGCCCCACCTGCGCTTTTGTTACACTGTGAGGGTTTGATTTGTTGGCAATATGTGCAATAAGCGAAGCTACAGCTCTTGCAATTTTTCCGAACGCCGTTCCGAGCTTTTCGCCGCTTACAAGTCCTGCATTTGATGCAGGAACTGTATATGTCGGTGTCTGGTCGTTTGTGCTAACGTTCGGGACGTTGCCAAGCCCCACCTGCGCTTTTGTTACGCCGTGAGGATTTGTTTTGTCTGTCTTATGCCCGTCAAGTTCTTCTTCGGTAACGTAGCTTGTTTTATCAACATTTACAGTGATATTCGATGTGTCACTGATAGCGATAATCAATGACACATCATATGTGTACAGCTCGCTTTCGTCGGGAACTGTCTCGCCGTTCTCTGACTGTAAAATTGCAAAAAGGACTTCTGATTCGTCTTCGGCCGTTGCAAATAATCCCAACTGTTTAAAGATATACGACGATTTGACGCCTGTGTTTGTAACTCTCAAAGTCACTCTGTAGCCTTCAGGCTGACTTGTTGCATTTGCTATAGTCACATTTCGCATGGTACCCGAAAGCACACTCTGCTCCTTCAGCTCGCTTTCGGGTACCGTGTCAGTGCCGCTTTTTGCGGCGGTAATCGTAACCTTTTTACCGCCTATAGCTTTTTTAAGCACCTCTACGCCTGCATTTGTGACACAGTAATTATTCCATTCCACTAATACTTACCTCCGTTTTATGATGACTGTACAGCGGTTTTATGCCTGTATAAAGATCATACGTTACGCTCGACACATACAACAGCTGTAGACTTAGATGTGCCGGAAGCTTGTCAGAGATAATCTGCCGTACATCCAGTAGCTTTGCAAGTCGTGCGTTCTGATCCATGTCGATCTTACACTCGAGATACTTATACCCCTCTGCCTGCCGCAATCGTATTTCTGCCGAAGCACCAAAAACTTTCATGATATATCGCTCAAGCGTTGAAGCCGAGCATTTAGCATCTCCGATAATCAGTGCAGTTAATACGGTTCTGCGCTCGTTCATTTCAAGCGTTTCATTTGTGTAGCCTAGCAAAAGCTTTTCAAGTTCCGTCAGCGCATTGCTATCGGCTGTAGCTATGTGCTGATTATCAACAATCTTGCTTATAGCTGCGTCGAGCTCGTCCAACTGCTTTCCCTCGGTTTTTAGCAGTGCATCAATTTCCTTGAATTTGAGCATAAAAACAGGGTACATACGGCGTAGTTCTTCGTAGCAAGTGTCAAGCGGCTTAGGAAAAATAACACTCATTTAAGCCCTCCTTATTCCATTGCCGACACTGTAAGCGTACCAAGTATCGGGACGCTATTTACGGAAATTGTGACGTTCGACGATCCGTCATCGAGAGTAAGATTGCTGTAGTCTATTATTGAATCGCAGTTAAGCAGAATATTCCCTATGCTAGTCAGCCTAACAATAGCGGTGTCGCTTTTGTTGTCAAGTGCAAGATCCTTGAAATATGCGATAAGCTTTTCTTCAATTTCGGTCTTTGCTACCTGCATAGACTTTTCTTTTGCAAGAGCCACAGAAACATTTACAGCGATAGATTTTTCTGTTGCGGCTTTCGCCGTAAATACACAGCCTATGTTCGCAAGACCTTCACCAAGTCCCTGCTTGTCCAGCGGGTCTATCTGCTTTTGCACTTCGTCAACCGTACTCTGTTCAGCACCTCGACCGTCTGCGCCAATCAGCACAGCTACAACGGTATTCGGACCGTTCTCAAGTGGCAATATTCGGGCATGGCCTACGCCCGAAATTGCTTCACACCACGTCTTAAACTGCCTCTTATTGCCGTTCTGCGACGGCGTTGTGATTTTTTCTACAAGTCGCTGACGCAAATTATCATCGCTTTCTTCGTCAACGCCGTCGGTTACCACATCGCCGATGGTTGCACTTGACAGACCGACTATCGTGTTTACAGGCACGACAATATCACCAACGTTAACTCTATCATCTAAGCTTCCAGCTTCTTCCGCACGAAGCACAAGGTTGTCGCCGCTTTTGACGACCTCAAAGAAAACGCTGTTATCAAAAAAACGACTGCCTACAGCAGGTGCCGTTCCAGTGTATTCAAGCAAATATTCGCTCTTTGTTGCTCCTATTCTTGATATTCCGTGCTCGTACGCTTTGCTGTCGAGCACTTCACCGTAGCACCTATCAAGCGAAAGATACTCGCTCAGTGCTGACATTTCCTCATACATACGGGCTATTATCTGGCACTGTCCTGCAATTGCATCATAGTATATGCTTCCTTGCCGTGTGTCTACATCATCGGGGGCGTTTGATAACGCCTCGTCAAGTAGTTTGTCATACGTCTTGTCGCTGAACATTTATATCTCCTCCTCAATTGTGGTATCTCCGAATATTGTACTCACAGAAAATGATACATACAGCATGTCATCAACGTGCTCTACAGATACATCGGAAACACTCAACACTCTGTCGTCAACCTTCAGGGTATCCTCTATCAGAAACGCCATATTATCGGCGATATACTCGTCCGAAGCGTCTTCTTCTGTTATAGCTTCTCGTATTTCGGAGCCGTACTGATTATCATAGACACGACACTTAAAGCGTGGTGTTGACAGTGCCTTGCTTATCGCCTGTTTTACGGCTTCTATGCCGTCTATTTTGTCACTACCAACCGAATATGTGTCATAGTCAAGCGCATACGTCTTGCTCGGTTCGTTGACTTCCGTATCGACAGTGACGTTTATCGGTACATTCAGCATTACTTGTCACTCGCTTTCTTGTCAAGGCAATAGATTACATTGCCTGCTATAAGCAGATAAACACTATTACCTACCGACAGTTCTTTTTTTACACGCTCCGGCACAATTACGCTGCGCTCGGTTATCAGCAACTGTTTATCTGACCGTGCCTGAAAAGTAATGGGTGACATTTTCAAGACATCTGCAACAAGGATCTCGGTTTTTCCGTTGCTGTTCATCGCTTGAATCAAGCCTTTCAAAGAACTCACTTTTTATCCTTTCTTCTCAAACGTTCCTATATCAACCCAGCCGTAAACCATGCTTTGATTGTCCGTGTGAACAAGCGCATACGGGTGTTTTGCCCCTGCACAAATATTCTGTACTTTCGCAGGACCGGCAGTAAGCAACGGACCTGTAGGCTCGTCGCTATTAGCTGTGTAATAATGCCGTCCTCCGTTAAACCACACTATATCACCAATCTGCGCATTGACTGTGCTAGCGCTGTTACTGCCAGCTGACAGCACATTGCCCTGCACAAGTGTCAGTGTCAAAGACATTTGATGTCTGCCACCGCTGAATGTGTGTGTGTCGCTGTCGATATAGTATGATGCGGCAATATCAAGCGGCTTCAGTACGCAATATACGCACCGTCCCGAGATAAGCTCGGATTTGCCGTCAGCAGTGACCGACAAGCTGACAGACGGTTTTCCCTGTTCGTCAAGCAAAGACTTGGCCAACTCGTATATTTCACCTTCGCTTGCATCGTCGTTTGTGCTTTGGCTGTCCTGGAACACGCCTATTTTTGCCTCAAGTGCGGTATTTGCTTCCTCTGCCACTGCCACATTATCCTTAGAGTACAGCTTAACTCGTGTCTTTATCTTCTCGATACTGCGAGTATATGTATACGCCGATATGTTGCGACCGCTTTCTATCATCCACTCGACAAGATGCTCCTTGCGCTCAATAAGGCTTAATTTGCCCTTACTTGCTACAATGGAGTGCTTAATGCCCGTAGCCTTATACTCTTCTTCCATTGCCGTTGTAAGCACGTCGTAAGCCGTAGAGTTCTTCTTGACGATAGACTCTATACACGCCGATGAGGAGCATACGCTATCATACGGGACACCGTAGCGACTGCATACATCGATAAAAATTTCCGACAGAGTATATCCCTCATAAACAAACGTATCTTTATTGTTTGACAGGTAAATACCCAAATCATAAGCCGTGACGGTCATAGAGTTGCCACGGCTTTCTGATATTTTCGTTATGATACCCTGGAAAATTTCTTTTTCGTCGTACAGTATGCAATGCCAACCTTCTTCAGGCAACAGCTTAAAATTGGCATTTCTTGTACGATCATTCAGCATTGTAACTGTAACAGATCGGCTCGCACTTTCGTTTTTTCCCGACCACTTAACGCTCGAGGTAGCTTCTGTAGCGTCAAAGACTTCGCTGTCATGGTTTACGAAATATAGTTTCATGTGCGCTTCTCCTTATGGTATTGCTAATACCTGCCCTGTGTGTATGGTATATTTAGAGCCCTTTTCGCTTTTGTTTGCGGCATCTATCGTTGACTTGTTGTACTCGTACAGTTCTTTATATCGCTGTCCGTCCCCAAGCTGATAGTATGCGATACTGTATAAGCTATCATTATCTTTTACCACATAAGTCGCACTGCCGACAGTGTTATCGACACGATTAGTTTTCGTTCCTACAGCGACAGTCTGTGCGTTTATTGTAATTTTGGTTTTCAGCTTACGCACTTTGATTTCCTTGTATTCTTTCAGTGCTAAGGAGTAATATATTGTACCGACATCTCCGCCTTTTTCCGTTACGGTAAAGGAGTCAATCATGCAGTACATATTTATTCCACAGCCGGACACCACCAGTCTGACAGGTTTATTGCTCGCTTTCCACTTGCGTATTTTATTGACAAGAGAGCGAGGAGTATTCTTTACTTTTATGCCCGGAAAGGCTGTAACAGGAAAGAAAGAAGAAAAACTTATCGTTGCCGCACTTTCAGTTGACGAGGTTACAACCTCGCCAAGCTGAACAATGTCCATAGTCTGAAGCTTGCTTGAATATTTCACTGAAAACTCAGACGGCAGGACCGGCAACGTAATTTTTTCCTTAGAGCCGTTGAATGACAAGTGCATTGAATACTTAGAACTCATGGCTTTCTTCTCCTTCCTCTACCATTTCTTCTTCCAGCAGAGAAACAAGTATAGGTTTTGCGTATTCGTACATCACCGCTACAATATCATCGACATTTGCGTTTCCGTCAACCTTAATCGAGCCTTTACCGCCAAAATCAATAACGATTTTACGCTCCTGCGAAGCATACGGAAGAGCTGAAGACTGTGCAGCACCTAAAGCTGCCGCCGCATTTCTGAATATCGACTGTGTTTCATCAGCTGTAAATACCTTAGAACCGCCTGCTCCGACAACAAGCTCCGGTCCTTCCTCGCCTGCTATAAACGCATTTGCGGCATTATCGGTACCGTTCGCATTATGCTGAATTTTCTCATAGACGTCTGACGGCATTCCGGGGACGTAGCCTGTCGCATACTGAGATTTGCCGTTAAGGATATTTGCCGTAGCATAGGCAACGGCTTCAGAAGCCGAAACAGCTTCAGCCTGTTTGCTCTTTATCGCTTCGATATAAGCGTCCATTGTTTCCAGTGCCGCTTTTCTCGATTCGTCGCTCATATTCATGTCGTTTACGGCATTTTCAAGGCTTTCTTTAACCTTGTCTACTTCCTTATCAAAGTCGGTCTGCATGCCTGCTACAGTATGTGAGAACGTGTCTTTAGCCTGTTCTGTCTTCTTGAAAGCGTCATTAAATTCGCTTACAAATTTCTTTGCACCGTCGCTGTCAAGGTTTTCAGCCTGCGTTACAATTTCATTCAGATAGCCGGCACTTTCCGCACTGCCATCCGAAAGCTTTGCTATTAGGTCATCGTCAAGCCCAAGTGAAGCCGCTTTCTTTAAGTTTTCTGAGTATGTGGTAAGATACTCATACTGGCTCGTAAAAGCGTCAAACATATCTTCAACTTTAATTTTTGACTCCGTAGCCATTGTGTCAAAAAGCCCTATCTGGCTGTCGATGCTTTTTCTTGCTGCGTCATATGCTTCGTCGTATTTGTCGCACAGTTCCTGTATCGCATCCTTGCTACCGTCAACAGCACGCTCGCAAGCTTCTCCGTAGCTTAATGCAGCGTTTGCGGCTTCCTCTGCCTCTTTTGCATAGTCTTCGATAGCCTGCTTTGCATCTTCCTGAGCCTGTATATTTGCAGTAAGCTGATCGTGTAGAGCTTCCCATTTAGCTTTAGCGTCATTATATTCTTTGGTTGCTCCCGAGTTGAGCAATGTAGTGGCAGCTCCTTCAAATATATTCTGCTGAGAATATTTCTTACCTGCAGCAAGCATATTGGCTTCTGCTATTTCAATATCCCTTCGAAGCGTTTCCTCTTGACCCATAAGATCAGCTATACTATTTTGAGCGTTTTCAACCTTTCGCTTTTTATAGGTCTTTTCGGCCGTTTCCATTATCTTATCGCCCAAAGCGTCTATATTGTCAGTTACACTTTCAACGTTTAAGCCAAGCTCAGGATACATTCCGTTAAGAGTAGATATTATCTGTTTCATTTGTTCCTGGCTTGCCGCCGTTTTTTCAGAGCTGGTTGCTAATTCCTCGAGCTTATTAACAAGATTCCCTGCGGTTTCGTACTGGTTTTCGATTTCAAAGTTATTGTCTTGATAACTTGATGTTATCTGTTGTGACAATTCGATATGCTTATCAAACCTATCATAAAGTTCCTCTATGGTCATCTTGTTATTCTCAAATGACTCGGTAAGACTGTCAACCTTATTTTTCAGAGTGCTTGCTTCGGCGGAAGTTGCACCAAATTCCTCACAAGCATTCTTGTATTCGGCGTTTGCTTTCTGTAATTCGTCATAATTGACTTTCGTGGAAGCAGTCCACGATTCATACTCTTTGTTTGTGTTAGAAAGAGCAACAGTCAGCGCCGTTATTACAGCCACAGCACCTGCAATTGCCGCAACAATAATCATTATTTTAGGGCTTAACGAAAGCATTTCAGCAATTTTAGGAACAAGTTTTACTATTCCTGCGATAGCACCTGCAAGTCCCATAGCGCCTATTGCAACAGCAAGTCCTGCTATAGCGCCACTCAGTGCCGGGCATTGATCTATCCACGAAGCAAATATATTTAGCACATTAGAACCTGCATTATACATAGCCTCAAGGCAAGGATTGAGATCATCGCCTATCGCTATTGCAACGTTCTGAGCGCTGTTGCTGAATTTCTGTGATGCGGCTTCTGTCGTATCCATCATCTTGCTATATGCCAGTTCGGTAGCTCCTGCACTGTCTTTCATTGCCATAAGAGTGTCGTTATATGCGTCACTACCTGCCTTCGCAAGTGACAATGCGCCTGTTCCCGCTTCTACCGAACCCCACAATTCGTTGAATTTTGTGAGATTGCCGTTTACGCTATCTACGAGAACGTCAAGCACATCACCTATTGATTTGCCTTCGCTCGAAAGCTCGGCGAAGGTGCTTCCGGTTTCATCTTTCAGCGCCTTGGCGACATTGCTCGAGCTGTCACCCAACTCATTAAGCATTGACTTGATGTATGTACCTGCTTCGGCTGTCGCAATACCGTTTTTAGTCAGCTGGGCATACGCAGTAGACAGATTATCCATCTCTACGTTATATGCCGCCGCAAGCGGTATAGTCTTGCCTACCGAGCTTGCCAATTCATCAACGGTCGTTTTGCCTAAATTCTGCGTCGTAACAAGAATATCCGAAATATACTCGGTCTGATCGGCAGACAGGTTGTAAGCGTTAAGAGCCGTCGTGAGCACGTCAACCGCCGTAGCACTCGACGTAAAACCGCCTACAGCCAGTTTGTTTGCTTTGTCAACTGTAACAATCGCATTTCCAACTTCCACGCTTGCAGAAATTGCCTGATATGTAGCGTCAGAAAGGTCGTTTACGCTCTTTCCGGTGTCACCCGAAAGCTGTAAAAGCTCATCTCTCATGCTACGCATTGACACTTTGTTGGTATCCACAAGCGTAGACACTTTTGCAACGGACGTTTCAAATTCCGCCGCACTCTGTGAGCAATCGAGTAAAGCCGCACTTATTTCCTGTGCGACTTTTGCAAGTCCGAGTGCCTGAATTACATTTCCTAAAGCTTCAAATCCTTTTGGAGCTTTCTCACTTTCTTCGGTAAGCTTTTTTATTTTTTCAGAAAGCTCATCGATTGTTTTTTCCGCCTGTTCCAGCTTTTCTTTCAAGCTATCATAGTCGGACTGCAATACTGCTGATGATTCCGAATTTTGCTTTTGTAATTCTATCAGTTCATCGAGTTTCTTTGCAAGTACGTCGGAAGCTTCCGCTGTCTGCCCTATGCTATCTGTAACACTATCCGTAGCCGCCGACATATCAGCGGCGCTTGAAACTGTCTGAGACATCTTATCGGATGCTTTGTTTAATCCGGTTGCCACTTTATTCATTGCCTTGTCGGCAGAAGTGGCGATAGTATCAAACTTTCTGACACACGCATCTCCGGCTTTTGTGATTACATCAAGCTTTTTCGAGAAGTCGTCTATCAGCGAAAACTTTGCTTGTAATTTCTCCGCCGTATGTCTCACCTCACAATCTAACAGCAGGGGGAACGCAGGGCTTTTCTGCTTCGTACAGCTCTGATGCTATGTAAAACAACTGCGTTTCTCTTGGCATATCGTTAAACTCTTCCATACGAAGATGATGACGTTGCCAAAGAACGTGCGCCCAATACTCAAGCCCCTTGCTGTCAATTAGTTTTTTGCTTCTTCAATCTCCTCGTCTTCGCTCTCAGCCGATGCCATACCACATACTTTCATGACTGCTTCTGCAACGTAGTTGTAGTCATTGATATCATCGAACACCAGCGAAGGCATATCGGTAAAATCAAAGCAGTCATAGCTTTTCATCAGTTCTTCATCTTTAAGATCGGGATATACAAGAGCCTCTGCGATTATATGTGAAAGAGCCTTTTCTCTGTCATTGTCAACAACAAAAAGCACCTCGCCGTTTTCTGCATAAGGTCTGCCGTTCTTGCCATAAGCAACACGCTTATCCTTATATCCGTTGTTGATCTTGCGGATATCGGCTGTGCTTAACTTCTTTATCTGGAACATGATTCGAGCACCGTTTTCGTCTACAAAGCTTTCAGGACCTAACACAGAAACGATTTCGGGCTCTCTGTTTTTCTTCATAAAATAGGATAAATTCTTTTTCATACTGTTTTCTCCTTATAATAAAACTTCGGAGCGGCTTTTTATAGCTCGCTCCGAGTTGTTTTTATTTACTTCGTTACAACGCTGTATGCGTTAAAGTTGATCTGATCCTCAAGGAAGTTACCTGTAACGTCAAGCTCCAGGAGCTTAATGTCGCTTGTTATTACACAGCCTGTAGCTGTTGTAGTTATTGATTTGTTCTTCTTGTAGTAGTCCGAAGCCTTATCATTCATCGTGCCCTGAATGGTAAACACAGGTGTTTTACCTGTTTTAAGATAATAGTTAATCTTATCCCTTAACCATGTTGTAGCTCTGCGACGTGTGATAGTGCCGGTATACTTTAAGTCCATCCAGCGAGAGCTTTCTCCCTTGTCGCCGATACACTTGCTTGTCTGCACTTCGGGAGTTGCCGTGATAGTGCAGTTTACACCGTCATAGACTGTGTAACCGTCAAGCATTATCTTGCCGTTTCTGATTGATATATCGTTACGCATTTCTGTTACCTCCTTATCTTGTGGTTACCGAGAAATACAGCTTTTCTGCGCTGTCTACGGGAGTGATCGCTACATCGAAATACGTTGAATCACCTGAAGAACGCACCTTATCAACAAGAAAGTCCGCTTCGGTGTCGACATTCTTTATAGCCCCTTCTTCCTCGTATTCCTTGAGCAGTGAAACGCCTATGCCCTCCATGATGTTCCAGCCGTCCTCGTCGTTGTCAAACTTGTTAGGCGGGAAATTATCCTGAATAGACTTTGCGATTGCGTCAAGGACACGGATTACACGGTTTTTTCTGTAGCTTGAGTCTTTACCGTCGCCGAACGAAATAAGGCTGTTGATGTCGTACTCAACCGCAACCGAGCCGTCTTCAAGGTTCGTAAAGAAAAATTCGCCGCTATTGATAGCGGTAATGCTTTCTTCGTGTGTCTTTAAGCCATTTACGGCAACTGCACCATCATATTTCAGATAGGTGTTTGACTGCGTTTCAGTTGCCGAAGCATAAGCCGCCGCTACCCATGCTGTTACCTGTGGAACTGTAAGCGTTGCATCGCTCAGTATTACGGAGTTGGTAACGTTGATAATGCCCTCGTAGTTGCCCGCAAAATTAGGCAGAACGGCGTTTACACAACGTCCCATATTCTCACGCATATAAACGATTTTTGACTTACCAGCCGTCTGTAATGACTGTTCCGTCGAAGGAAACGCAAGTGTATTAAACGTTATGCTTTCGAGCTTATCGAGGAAAGCTGTTATATCGCTGTTTGATGCTTCTGAAGCTGTTGCATCTTCAAGAGCAACGCCTGCCACAGCTTCTATGTCGGACGAAGCGACGAAATCAATGTATTCGCTTGTCAGCTGTGCGGCGTTTGTGATGCCGACAAACTCCTCAACAACCGTTCCTGCGATATAAACATTTACGTCCCAGCCGCTTGCGGCGTTTGAAGCAACAGAGAAAGAAAACTGATTGCCTCGTGTACCGCCGTACTTTGCTGTACCGGTAAGGCCACCGCCTGTACCGGTTGCCTTAGTACCCGTTTTGGGCATATATACGATTACGCTTTTTGCGAGCTTTAACGCCTCTCTTATCATAAGCATAAACTGATTGCCTGCGTCATAAACGCTGTAACCGAGTTTGTTGTAATGCTCATCGGGAGAGCCGTTGTCAATGGTGATAAACTCGCCTTCAGGTCCGTAATCATGACCAATAAGAGGCAGTACCACAACACCTCTGTCAGACGACTGTATCAGTTCGGTTACCGAGCTCTCAAAGTTGATATAGGTGCCGGGGCGTGTCTTACCGGTACGCTTGTCAAATCTTCCACCTGCCATTTGTTACTTTACCTCCTTTGACTGCCACTGTCTTATTTTTTCTGCCATTTCGTTTACGGTAAACTTTGCGTCTTCTGCAAGCCCGTAAGCAGCACCGTCAAATGTGCTGACAGTTACTCCGAACAGCTTTAAAGCGTGCTGACGAAGCTGTTTTACAGTAAAAACAAGCTCCGTTTTTTCGCTCTTTGCTGTTGTTGCATTAGTGTTTTTGCTCATGTATTCTCCTTTCTTGAGATAGAGCACATCACATCATCAGCTGTAGGCTTAACCTCTCTTACATCTCTGTAAAATTCAGTGCTTCGCCAGCCGATGTCTATGCTTTTGGCACAACTATCATTTGCGTTTATTTCGCATTTTGTTATGCGTATATAATCATCTGTCGGCTGACCGTCAGAGTCAACGACAGGGATCAGCATAGCATTGTCACGAATTGCTTTTGCAATCCTTATAGCGTTTTCATACGCTAAATCATCATTAGTCGCAAACACAACCACGCTCCAGCTGTATATAAACGAATACGAAGAAACGGTGTGTTCGCTTGAAGAAACAACGGGCGAGGGGAAGAAAACAGACGGAACAGCAAAATTCTCTCGCATTTCTTCATAATACGGCACTGTACCCTCCACGGCGTTCTCGATGATGAATTTTGCAATACTTGCCGTTTCGCTTGTAATAATCATTCTTCCACCTCACACACATTGTCAGAATATATCCAACAGCTCCACCATGTAGCTGTCAAATATCTCGCCTATCTGCCCTTCCATTTCCAGAAGAGCTTTAGCAAAAAATTTTTTGCCTTCAATATACTTCCGTTTCAGCATCATTCCGCCCTTAGCGGTCGGATCATAGACAAACTTATCACCCGTATCGCCGCTTTTCCAGTAGCCTGGAACAAACCTGTGAGTAACATCTTCCCCCATGTTCCAATGTCCGTTTTCGACAAGGTAAGCGTACCTGACCTTGCTACCTACAGTAATCGAGTTCTTATCGACTTCCCATATACTGTTGGTATCACCAAACGTAAAGCTTGCGATCATGTTTGATGTTACTACAGACTTGCACTCTATGATGTTATCCGTAACTTTGTTCAAAAAGATTATTCCCCATTCATTCAGCACGTTGTTTATAACCTGCTCGACACGGGGACGCAGCTCTTCAAATTTGTGCAGATAATCTTCTATCTGCGAGTAATCAAAGCTTACATACTTCTTGTTCATATCTTTTTCTGTTCCTCTCTGCGAGTCAACATAACAAAAATATGATGATTACGGATATTTCTCGGCACTTCGGCGGTGTATTCGTATCCGGTTTCCGTATCAACAATTTTGTCATTGATACGGACATCTGTAGATACAGGAAGCACCAGCTTTACAGAAGCGGATACGGCGTTATACGCAGGGGCAGTTTGAAGGCTCAAGCCTGTATTGGCGGTACAAAAATGGCATTTAACATCTGCGCAGTCAGGCTCATCGGAGTATTTAAACTCTTTTGTAGCAGGCAAGCCATAGCCAACCTGTTTTTCAACAGCCTGCAAGTGATAGATGTTGCATTTGTGATTTAGCAAAGCGTCTAAACTCATTGTACCGCCTCCTTTCACAGCTTTCTTAAATTCATAACGACCTTTCCGCTCTGTACTGATATCACATACTCATCAAGCAAAGGAGCCAGATTTAAGTCAGATATGCTTACAAGCGTGTCATTGGCCGTGTACGAATAATCGTCGAATGTTTCCGACTTCATTTCTTTGCTTGTTGCCATTGCGTTATAAGCGTAAGCTTCCGCAAGCAGTAAGCAAGCCGTTTTCACATTTTCGGGTATCTCACCGTCAGCAAAATTGTTATGCGTGTAGTTCGTGATTGCCGCCATAGCTCGCTTTATATCTATGGCAAGCTGATTATCGCTCCTAATTTTTACTGACGGATAGTTTGTGTAGCTCCTCAGCTCATCAGCTGTTATCCACGTCACACTCACCGTAATCAGCCTCGCATTCTGCGTTGTCAGCTTCAAGGTCGGTTATCGCTTTTACAATATCCGCCTTTTTCTTTAACGATGTTATATCAATGCCACGCTCGGCAGCAATAGACTTTAACTCGTCAAGCGGCAGGTCCTTATATTCAATAGGCTTTTCTGCGGCTTCGACAAGTTCAAAATAGCCGTCTGCTATAAGCTTGTCGGCAATATCCTTGTTTTCAACCGATACAAAAGGGCTGTTCCTTGTTGCAGAAACAGCCCCACTGTATGAAAGCCCCTTGATAAGTCTTAACTTATACATAGCACCCTCCTGTATTATGCAATACCTGTGATGATAGCTGTTGCATCAGCTTCCTCGATAATTGCGTCAAAGTCAAGATGCACCGCATAGAAAATCTTATCCTGCATAATAGATTCCTTGTCGGTATCTGTCTTGCGGATCTGAACACCGTATGTATTAACAACGATAAGGTTGTTGGGGTCAGTAAGCAGAATGCAGTCATCGGCGATTGACGGACAAGAAATTACGGGTATCTTTGCAGGCTCGTTGTACATTGACTGAGGTATCATGCCACCGGCTGTTATAGCCTTGTTGAGCAGGTAAAGTTCCCACTCCTGCGCTCTGTGAGGTGACATAACCCAACGGAGCTTGCCGTTATTGTACTTGTTAGGCATAGACTTCAGCGCATCATAGAACATATCAAGCGACATTGCGCCACTGTTTTTGCTTGAAACGTCAACGATGTGTCCGTTAGCCTTAATCTGCTTGATCCAGCCGTCATTGATAGATAAGAAGTCGTAATCGGGAGTAGCCGCCATAATCGGATTTGTTTCTCCGTCCTTCTTTCCTGTGTCGTACTGTGCAGGCGTTGCCTCGTCGCCGTTGAGATAGAGGTCTTCGAGGTCTACGCCGAGCTGTGTAGTCATGAGATTTGTAACTGTTGCTTCAAAGCTCTGTCCCTCGATGTTTTCTCTGAGCGTTTCGCCCGTAATCTCCCAGGGTAATCTTATGGCCGTTGTCTTGTACTCAACCTGTGACGGTGTTACAGTTGCTCTGTAGCCATCGTCGGTGTTTTCGACTTTCTTTCTCACGATACGCTTTGCAATGCCGATCTTGTCAATGTAGCCCGTTCTTGCTCTGCGCATTTCGTGACGTACTGCACTTGCAAGCGGTGTAGCATCAAATGTCTGCTTGATAAACTGCTTAGCCTGTTCAGGATTAAGCAGACCGCTTGAAATGGAGTTGGTGGTAATTGTACCTTTGATAATATCTTCGTTCTGGAACATGGTTCTTTTTCCTCCTTAGATGATACCTGCAAGATAGTGCTTCTTCTGAGCACCGTCCTTAGACTTGTTTACGTCAGCCTCATCGCTCTGCTGTGTTGTGCCTCTCTGTGCGGCAAGAGCTTCCTTGAGCATTGCAGGAACTGCCTCCTTGACTGCCTGAGTAATCATTGCGCCGATTTCTTCTTTTGTGAGAGGTTCTTCTTTTTTCTCGGCATCCTTTGTGTTGTCGGCCTCTGCACTCTTTTCCTCGGAGCTTGCCTGCGATGTGCCGCTATCTGCCGCCTGAGCTTCTTCCTTGATGATCTTAGCAACTTCCGCCGCAATAGAGCCGGCAGACTTTTCTATCGTTTCAGAAACGATAGCCTTCATTTCGTCCTTTGTCACTTCTGTTTCCTCCTGTTTTTCGCCGTCAAGTAATGACAGCAGTGTTTTTATGATACCTCTGCGCTTCTTCGGAGTGGCATCACTAAATGATTTTTCGAGATTGTCAATGTCAACGTCTTCGGTAGCATACTCACCGACACCGCCCATTGAAAAGCCGGTAATCTCGCCTTTTTCAATGCGGTTCCAGATTTTATCGTCTGAAATCTCTACCGTCATCAGCCAAGTGCCTTTTTTGACCGCTTTGTCGCCGAGCGAAAAATCCGCTTTTGCAACCCAGCTCTCTACGACCGAAGCCGAAGAAAGCGGCGAGAAGCTATGCTGAACATCAACCATATTGCCGTTCTTTGCATACCACCTTGCCGCCTTGACTATCTCGTCTTCTGTCATGAAGTTGCCCTGTGAGTCTTTTACCATAGGCTCATAGACAATGCCTGTGACATAGTGATTATCTGCGTCCGCCTTTACTATCTGCCCGCAGGTCGTGAAGCTTGCTTCGCCGTCCTTGTTTTTGGTAACAAGGAAGCTCTGAAGATTTGCCGCCTTATCGACAAGTGACACAAAACGTATTCTTGCGTTTCTTATCTCGATTGCCTTTTCGATATTGTTCATATCGGTGTCCTCCTTTCTGATTTTGAATATAAAAAAAGCACCCGTTAAGGTGCTTCATTCCGATATATTACCAACAGGCTTCTTGCGGTATTTCCTTGTAGTCATAACAATAACCCTCTCTTACAGTTCAACGCCCTCAATGGTTGCTCTTACTTCAAGCATATACAGATATTTGCCCATCGCAGCTGATTGCTCCTTTAACAGTTCTATACTGCATTTAGGCTCGAAATTTAGCGTTCCTGCTTCATACTTCACTATCATTGTATGTAGCTTTTCATAGCGAATCTTTGTCTGGTAGTATTCACCTTTGAATCTATCCTTGAAATCTGCGCTTTCCATAAGTGCAACCGTGTCTTTAAGTTCCATTGTAGTTCTTCCTTTCTGATTTTTGATATAAAAATACCGCTCCAAAAGGGGCGGTAAAATTATTAAGTTTGCATGTATTTGCGCCGAACTTCACAAAAAACGGCTGTTTTTGCAAAGTTAGCGCTCAAATTCGGGTGCTATTTTGTTCTTCATTAGTTTCATAACCATACTCTGAATTGTTACATCTGTCGTAGCTCGGATTTTTAAACGAACTGATTATTTCGAGCGGAATACCTTCGGGATAAGCTTTGCAACTCATGCCCCATTCACCCTTATTGCCTGTTCTGTTTTTGCAAACATTGCATTTAACTGTATTTGACGAAATCACTATCTTATCCCTCCTTGATGTAAATGTTCAGTTACAAGTTCAACAATTTTATCGGAATATCCTATTCTGCTTAAAGCCATACTGTCCGCATAAAATTCATATATGTTCTTATCGTTTTCACAAACGCCCGCTTTTATAGCTTTTTTGAATATATTATACCCATTTTCACTTTCTATAAGTTGTTTTGGTATTCTAATATGTGCTGCTTCGTGCTCAGCAAGGAATTGAATTGATTTTGCCTGCTTAGGCATAATTTTGTTGCTTGACCAATCTTTTAAAGTATCTTCAATTGCGTTTTTGCTGTTGAAGTATTTTGAAGATATGTACAAACTGTTTTCGTAAGGCTTATAGCTCGAAATGCAACAGGGATCACCTTCGATTACTTCCACGGTTTTTATATTTGGAAGCACGAGCCCTGTTTCTTGCCTTATCTTATTCATTCGTTTTACAAAAGGTTCAAGAGCATCGGCATTTTTAAGCCCGTCAAGCTGTATATTTTTTTCTTCAAGGCCAAAATCGTTTATTAAAACTTGCTTAACTCGCTCTACAGCCTCAAAATCTTCCTTGACTTCATATTTAGAAAAATCAGGCGGCTTTTGAACGGGGCTTTTTGTTTTACCCATTCTCATTATACCACCATTTTCCTGATTGTCAACCGGCAAGCCTGCAATTTGCTTGTATTTTCCGCTCTTTTCAGCATAATTCTCGTTAAGCATACGGATATTATCCCGTTGCATTTGTGCCTTTTGCTCGGGCGGCAGGGATTTCAAATCTTTGTCTATAACCGCTTCGAGTATACAGTGACAGTTAATTGCTTCTGCCGCAGGCAATGCGGTGTCATGCGGTAGCATTGGGTGATATGTAGCACCGTCACGTCCTGTCAGCGTGAACGGTTGGTCTTTAGGCACTGTCTGACCGCTGATGTTGACGTGATTTTCTCTTGACGCTGCGCCCTTTGCTCCTGTATGCCTCCACCGCTTAGCATTTACAACGGGCGACTGTTGGAGGGCTTCGTATTTGGCATAGGCGTGTGTACGCATCATTTCTGTTTGTGCCACTCGGCGAGCTTCGTA